ATTGAGGATGTGTTCTCCTGTTTTCTCTACACAGGTACAGGTGCTACACAGACCATTACCAATAATATTGACTTGTCTACCAAAGGTGGGTTAACTTGGATAAAAGGCAGAAGTGGCGCAACTGGTCATCGTTTAACCGATACCGCAAGAGGTGTTACAAAATCACTTGCATCTAACTCTACTGCCACAGAAGCAACTGAAAGCACAGGATTAACTGCGTTTAGCACAACTGGATTTACGATTGGTGCTGATGCGGATTACAACACATCTGCGGCTACTTATGTTTCATGGACATTCCGCAAGCAACCAAAGTTCTTTGATATTGTGACTTATACGGGAAATGGAAGCACAAAAACAATTAGTCATTCTCTTGGTTCTGTACCAGGTTGCATTATTGTTAAAGATACATCTGACACTTTTTCGTGGGTTGTGTATCACCGAAGCAATGGCAACGACAAAGTAATGTATTTAGATGGTACGCAAGCTGTATCAACAGATGCAAATGTTTGGAATTCATACACACCAACAGCAACTGACTTTCAAGTTGGTGGTTCATCGTTTTCAAATTCTAATGGCGATACTTACGTTGCATACATATTTGCCCACAACGCAGGAGGCTTTGGCCTAACTGGTACAGACAATGTGATTTCGTGTGGGTCTTATACAGGTGGTGGTGGTGTTGACACAATTACATTAGGATACGAACCTCAATGGATATTAACAAAAGGCAGTAGCGCACCGGGTCAGCCTTGGATTATCACGGACAATATGCGTGGTATGTCCTACACCAATAATGCGGAATTAGTGCCAAATACGTCAGCGGCAGAATCAGACCCCGGAAGTTATATTAGACCAACAGCAACAGGTTTTACTGTAGAGCCGGGATTTTATGGCACAGGCGCAACCGTCATCTACATAGCCATTCGCAGAGGCCCGATGAAAGTGCCTACTGTGGGGACTAGTGTGTTTGCGTCTATTGCACGAACTGGAACAGGAAGCGCAACAACTGTTTCTGGTGTTGGATTTACTCCAGATATGCTAATTGACACTAATCGTACAAAAGCATTAACAGACCAAAATTATTTAACAGACAGATTGCGTGGTTTGGTTAAAAGCCAAACAGATTCTACTGACGCTGAGAATAATTGGAATGCAACATCTTTCCTTGGTTTTACTATGGATGGAATGAATGTTGGTGCTGATGGTGGTGGTTATATCAACGGAGTAACGCCCTATATCAATTGGTTCTTTAAACGCGCCCCCAGCTTCTTTGATGAGGTTTGCTATACAGCGACGGGAGCTGGCACGCAAATATACACTCATAATTTAGGTGTAACGCCTGAAATGATGATTGTTAAGTGTAGAAGTAATAACGGAACATATTGGCTTGTGTATCAAAATTCTTTAGGTTTGTTTGGTGGAACTTACCCAAATTATTTGAGTTTAAGTGACCCTGACCCTAAATTTAATGGCGCTAGTAGTGTGTTTGGGACTGTTCCAACTTCAACTCAATTTACTGTTGGTGCAAGCGGTGATGTTGGTGCATCGGGGCGCACTTACGTTAATTATCTATTTGCCACTTGTGCAGGTGTTTCAAAAGTAGGCTCATATACAGGAACAGCCACTACAAAACAAATTGATTGTGGCTTCACAGCGGGTGCTAGATTTGTTCTTATCAAGCGGACAGACTCAACTGGTGATTGGTATGTCTGGGATACAGCACGTGGAATTATTGCTGGCAATGACCCTTACTTACTTTTAAACAGCACAGCCGCTGAAGTAACCTCTACAGACTATGTAGACACATACAGCGCAGGGTTTGAACTTAGCTCAACTGCTCCAGCCGCTATAAATGCAAGTGGTGGAACATTCATCTTCTTGGCAATCGCATAAGGAACATCATGCAAATCAGAACACAATCAGGCGCAGTCATGTACGAAGCAGAATTTCGTGCATACACAAAAGCCAATGGTGGCCCATCATGGGAGACAACAACAACTGAAGTCCTAGAAGCTTTAGGTGCTGATGTAGTCTTTGAAGGCGCACAAGCCACAGGCGGTACTGTTTACCAATACTCTCAAGCCTCTGGTGTTGAGCAGATTGATGGCAAGTGGTATACCAAGTATGTGCTTGGCCCTGTCTTTACAGATACTACTGTTGAGGGCGTAACAACTACAGCCCTTGAGCATGAGACTGCTTACAAGGCCACTAAGGATGCTGAACAGGCTAAGAGTGTTCGTCAGACTCGTGATGACAAGCTGAAAGAGACTGATTGGATTGTTATTAAGAATCTTGAATTGAATGCCAACATACCTGGTGTATGGGAAGTTTATCGCCAAGCATTGAGAGATGTTCCTTTGCAGAGTGGTTTCCCTTGGACAATTACATGGCCTGTTGAGCCACAATAAGGAGCAATCATGGCTGTAACTAGCGCACAAATTGTAGATTTTCTGCTTGCTAATCCAGGCATGACTGATGCCGAGATCGTTGCGGCTATGGAGACCTATGGAGTCTCTCCTGCTCAGATGGCTCAAGCTGTTGGGTTAGATGAGGGTGCAGTTCTTTCTCGTGTAGCAACTACAGTCTCTCCAGGTCAATCGGTAACACTTGGCGATACTGTTGTTCAACCTCAATATAGAACTACTGGTTCTGGCGAGACGCAAGAAATTGGTGCTATTGAAAATATTTACACATCTAAAGTTGGTAGTAGTGGTGCGCCAGGTACTCAGCAACAACAATATTCACCTACTGGTGAGTTCCAAGGAACAGTAACAAATCAAAAAGTAGGTTCATTCTTTGGTGGACTTGTAGAAGCTCTTTCAGACCCTGTAGTTTTAGCTGCTTTAGCAGGTGGTTATGGTGCTGGATTGTTTGGTGGTGCGGAAGCGTTAGGTGGTGCGGCTGGTACGGGTGCGGCAGGAACTGTTGCGGGTACTGGTGCGGGTGCAACAGGTTTGACGCTTGCTGAGTTGGGCGGTACTGCTGGTGCGGGTGCTTTGACTGCGGCTGAGTCTGCGGCTTTATATGGCACTGGTGGGTTAACCGCTGGAGGACTAACTGCTGGTGGAGTAGGTAGTACTGTTGCAGGAATGGGTACAGGTACTGGTTTAACAGCAGGTGCTACTGGTTTAGGTATTAGTACGACAGGCGCAGGACTAGGAACACTTGGCACAGGCGCAGGAATTACAGCTGGAACAGGATTAACAGGTACTGGTGTTTTAACTGGTTCTGGACTTGGTACAACAGTACTTGGTACAGGAGCAGGTTTAGCAGGTTTAACAGGAACAGGTGTTCTGGCAGGTTCTGGACTTGGCACAGGATTGCTTGGAACTACTGGTACAGGTGCATTAACTGGCACAGGAGTTCTTACTGGATCAGGGTTAGGCACAACTTTATTAGGAACTGGTGCAAATACAGCCGCAACAGTTGGTGGTCTTACTGGTCTAACCAATGCCGCTAATGTTGGTGCTGGAGCATTGGCTACAGGTGTGACAACAGGCTTAACTGGTTTAGGTACTGGCGCATTGACAACAGGTGTCAATACTACTGGTGCAGGAACTGGTTTAACTAGCGGTCTAACAAGTGGCTTAACTGCTGCACAAATAGCTTCTTTAATTTCAGGCGGTCTAAATACTGGTGCTGGTTTACTACAGCAACAGACATCTCGTGAAGCGGCTATTAAAGCGCAACAGATGATTGATACCGAGACTGCTGCCGCTAAACAAGCCGCTGCATTTAGACCTGTTGGAATGACTACTCGTTTTGGAACTTCTCAATTCCAAGTCGATCCAAGAACAGGTCAGATTACTAGCGCAGGATACACTTTAAGCCCTGAAGCTAAAGCACAACAAGACCGCTTGGTGGCTTTATCACAACAAGGTCTGACTCAAGCAGAAAGCGCACAAGCTCAATTTGCTCCTTTACAAACTGCGGCACAAAGTCTTTATGGATTAGGTCAAGGCTATTTAAATGCTCAAACTGATCCTCGTTTGGGACAAATTGCTTCTCAATATCTTACTCAGTCTCCAGAAAGCAAAATGCTTACTTCTCTTGGAAGTCAGTACATTGCTCAGTCTCCTCAAGAAGTTGCTCAAAACTATCTTAATCAGCAGATGGCTTTGTTGCAACCAAGTCGTGAGTTAGAGTTGGCTAATCTGCAAAACAGACTGCAACAACAAGGTCGTGGCGGTCTATCTGTAGCCCAAGGTGGTACTTTAGGTGCTACTACTCCTGAACTACAGGCTCTGTATAACGCTAGGGCTACTCAAGAGGCGCAGTTGGCTGCTAATGCTCAACAAGCGGGACAACAACAAGTTCAGTTTGGTGCGGGATTGGTTGGTACGGGTCAGCAACTTGGAATAGCTGGTCAACAGTTTGGCATGAATACATTAGCCCAACAGCAAGCATTAGAGCAACAAAGAATTGGTTTTGGCTCTGGGCTATTTAATCAAGGTGCGGGACTCATGGGTCAATACTATGGTGGTCAACAAGCCGCTTATGCACCTTATACGACTGCTTTGGGACAGGTTACAGGGCTTGAGGCTTTGGGTCAACAACCCTTAACAATGGGTGCGGCTCTTGGTCAACAAGCGGCTCAAGCGGGTGCTAATGTGGGTCGTTTAGGCTTATCTGGTGCTGAGTTTAGTACACGATTGGCTACTGGTAATGCGGCAACAACTAACCCTTATTCAACATTATTAAGCGGTTTAGGTTCTTCCCCTACATTTGGCACTGCCGCTGGCAATGCTTTATATAGCTTATTTGGTTAAGGAATCATCATGGCAGAAAATATCGTAGCGGGTTTGTTTGGGCTAACCCCTGAAATGTATGGTGAACAGCAACGTAGAAGTGCTTTGCAAGAAGGTATTACCCTTGCTCAACTAGACCCTGCGGCTCGTGGTGCGGCACTAACTTATGGTGGTGCTAGAGGGCTTGGTACTGCCATTGGTGGTGCTATGGGCATAGAAGACCCACAACTAAAGCTAATTAGTGCTAGAAACTCTATTGCTCAACAGATAGACCAAACCAATCCTGAGTCTATCCTAAAAGGTGCTCAGATGTTGGCGCAAGTTGGTGACCAACAAGGTGCTATGGCATTGGCTCAATATGCTCGTCAAGCACAGAGTGAAATGGCTCAAACACAACAGAGAAAAGCCGCAGAACAAGCATCTTTGGCAACAACTGCTAAGACTCAATTGTCTATCCGACAAGAAGAACAACTTCGTGATGAATTATCTAAATTACCACCTGATGCTACACAAGAGCAAATTCTTGGTGTTGTAACTAAGTATGGTTCACCAGATAAAGTATTGGCAACTTTGCAAGGCTCTGCTGATAGAGCTTCAGCTAATCAAACTCGAATTGATGCGGCTAAAACTGCGGCTGATGCGGCAATTGAGAGAGCAAAAGTTTTCGCTGATGCAAAAATTGAAGCAGCTAATCAAGCAGGTGCTACCGCTAAACAAATTGCTCAAATGAGGATTGATTCTTCAAATCAAATTGCTCAAATGCAAATACAAGCCAAAAAAGATTTGGCTCAATTAATGGTTTCACTTAAAGGCCCTAAAGTTCTTGCGCCTGGTTTACAAAAAGAAGAGGATAAAGAACTTGAGTTGGTTGATTCATTAAAAGCCCGTGAGGATTCATTAGCTCCCGCTATTGCATCGTTGAGTCCTGATCCTAAAACTGGAAAGATTTCATTAGAACTTGGCCCTGTAAGGAATTTAAGGTATCAAGCTCAGAATGCGGCAGGTAACTCTAGTCCTGAAAGTCAGAGATTTGCTGAGTTGGAACGTGCTGTTCAAGCGGCAACCAACTTGAAAACAGATGCGGCTAAAGGCGTTCAAACAGACAAAGACGTATTGCGATTTGCTAATGAACTTATTGCGGCATATGGCAAATACGATACAACTGTAACTTTGCAAGCACTAAATGATTTTGTTAAAGCTACTGCAAAAGCTCGTGAAAATGCTCAAAAACGCATTGATAGTAGACGTAAGTCACAAGGTGTAGAACCTTACTACGGCCCTGCGGTTGGTACTGCACAAAACCCTATTAAACTAGACTAAAGGTAAGCATCATGGCGACTGTTTATGAATACAAAGGCATATCCTATGAATTGCCTGATAGCCTGTCAAAAGAAGACGCTTTAGCAAAGATTAAGGCTAGTTTGGGTGAGGCAGAACCGATTGCTCAACCTGTTGCTCAACCTATGGCAGAAGCACCTAAAGAACAAGGTTTGGGTGATTTGCTTAGACGACAACTTGGTTTAGCTACTCGTGCTGTAGTTAGTGGCGTTTCTTCTCCCTCAAATATTGTTACTGACTTTTTAAGTGGCGCAGCCAATGTTGCCGCAAACATTGTTGGATCAGAAAATCGTGTTCCTTATTTATCTAAAGAGCAAAGCAAAGGAATGACGCAACTTGGTGTTCCAGAGCCTGAAACTGGTGCTGAACGGGCGGCTCAAGTTGGTATGCAAGCATTGACATCAGCAGGTGGCATGGCAGCAATGGCCCCCAAAACAATTTTTGGTGCTGATTTGGTTCGTCAACTACCTGCCGCTACTGTTGCACCTATGGCTGCACAACCTGTTGCAGAAATAACTAAAGAAATAACTGGTAGTGATTTAGCCGCAACAATAGCCGCTTTGGGTGTTTCTGGTGCTGTGGGTAAATATACGGGAGATGTTGCGGGTCGTATTGCCGCAGGTAAACAACCCACTACTACGATGGCTGATGTTCAACAAAAAGCAAGTCGTGCTTATACAAAGGTTAGCGATCAAGGGATTGAAATATCTGGTCAAAATGCCACAAGTCTTGTTGACAAAATTAAAACTCGTTTAGACGCTGTTGATTACATTCCAGAAAATGCCGCAGCTGTTGCAAACATTCTGAATAAATACGAAAGCATCCTTCAGCGTGGAAATATTACTTTTGATAATATTGAGCAAATGCGTAGATTGGCAAATAATCTAAAAAGCAATCCAGATAAGAACATTCGTAGACTTGCAAGTGAAATGGTTGATAGCATTGATGACCACGTTGCCGCCTTGTCTCCCAAAGATGTGGTATCTGGTGCGGGTGGAATTGATGTCGCTGTTAAAACAATCATGGAAGCTCGTAAAGACTTTAGAAATCTAAGTCGTGCATCAACACTGCAAAATGTTTTAGATATTGCAGAAACTAAAGCATTAAATCCTACTGCTTCTGAAAGCGAGTTAATTCGTCAAGGATTTATTACTCTTGCTGCCAACAAAAGCAAGATGAGTCTGTTTAGCAAAGATGAACAGAATGCCATTAAAGCGGTTGTTAAAGGTAGTTCATTAGACCCATTGTTGACTCTAATGGCTAAGTTCAACCCACAACGTAGTCAAATCATGGCTGGTGGAGCTTTTGCAGGTTCAATAACAAAGCCAGAAATAGCAATTCCAATTGCTGCCGCAGGTTTTGGTGCGGATAAGTTACAAGCATTGTTGCGTAGAAAATCCGCAGAAAGTGCAATGAGTGGCTTGTTAACAGGCACAACACCTAGTCCGCAACCATCTTATTACACTCGTGGTCTGTTAAGCACCATGATGAATCCTCCACAATAATGAGAGACTTTGCCGAAGCATTTGTTGCGGCAGTCTTTCTTATTTGCTTTATTGTCTTTTGTAGTTACACAATAATTTGGGCGATGCCGTGAGATGGTTAGTAGCACTTGTTCTTATCCTCTCACTGCAATCTACAGGACAAGACCTATGTAGTGTGCGTGAGTTTTATGGCATAGCTTACACAGTACATAACCCTACTGAGCGTCATCAACAGATGTCTGCTTGGCTTACAAAACATAAGACATTGTGTAAAAGTTCCGATATGACTGTTATATGGAATAACTTATCAGAATGGGCGGGTAGTGCAGATAGTGCAGAGTTAAGACATAAGATTGTTATTGCTTACAAGGATGCTATAGAAAGGGAAAAGAAATGACCGACATGAAAGAAAAATTGACGTTCATTGTGACCATTATGGTGGCAATAACTTTGTGTCTTTGCTTGCTTGCCATGGTAGGTGCATTACTTGTCGGTCTGTGGGCAAAAGAGGTGGACAACGCAGAGATATTTAAAATGCTATCTCCTGCGCTTATGACTATTCTTGGTGCATCTGTTGGTGTTCTGGCAGGTGTAAAAATGTCAACTAAAAACAAATGTAAGGACTGTGATGCTTGATATTCTCTCTGGTGGTTTACTAGGTTCAATCTTTGGTGGCATCTTTAGGATGGCTCCAGAGGTCTTGAAATGGCTTGATAAAAAGAATGAACGGGCGCATGAGCTAAATATGTTTGCTCGGCAATGCGACTTAGAGCAAATGCGTGGACAAATGAAACTCGCAGAAATAGGCGCACAAAGAGAAGCCGCTGTTGACGTAGGTGTCATGAATGCCTTTCAATCAGCCATAGAACAGCAAGCAACGATGGTTAAGGCAGCGGGTGGATGGGTAGCCTCACTTTCTGCTTCTGTGCGTCCTGTGGTCACCTATTGGGTTCTGTTTGTGTGGTCATTTATCCATGTTTGGTTTGCCTATAACGCATGGCTTGGTGGCGCACCCGCTGTTGAAGTCTTCAAAACAATGATGACACCCGACTTTTCTGCTTTGCTGTCAGGAACAATCAATTATTGGTTCCTAGATAGAACTCTGTCTAAGCGTGGGTTATGAACTTAGAACTGGCAGCAGAACTATGTAAAAGGTTTGAGGGCTTTCGTTCTAAGCCCTACCTTTGCCCTGCTAACGTGGCTACGATTGGCTACGGGTCTACCTACTATGCCAATGGTACTAAAGTCACATTAAACGATCCTCCAATGAGTCAGGAAGAGGCTCATATTCTTTTAATGGTTGAGCTAGAGCATACTTACTTACCAGGCGTTGTCAGAAACTGTCCCATTCTTCTGACAGATGAAAAGAAGTGCAATGCCATCGTAGACTTTTGTTACAACCTCGGTACAGGCAGACTCCAGACATCTACTTTGAAGCGGAAAATCAATGCCCAAGATTGGGAAGGGGCTAAAGAGCAACTGATGCTTTGGAATAAAGGCGGTGGTAAAGTTCTAGCAGGTCTGACAAAGCGCAGAGTTGCTGAGTGCGCCTTGTTAAATTAAACTGTAACAATACTTGTATAAGGTGTTGAAATGTCGAACATTCCTACGCCAGAACAATCACAACTGTTTGCACAAAGTGTCA